ATGATGATAGTATTTGACATGTTAAAGAAAACACAAGGCACAAACATGTCTGCTTATTATGCCAATGCACAGAAAAGAGGAGTCGTTCAATCGGGTGCAAGAATCGGGGAGATTGACAGTTTAGTAGACGATGCTGCAAGAACATTTAAGTTAAAAGAAGAAAGTTTTTTAGGTCGACAATTTAAAAAAGAAAAAAATAATTTTGCTACCAGGCTTTATGTGGGTTCGGATGACTTATGGAAGATAGCCAGTTGGGAAATGGAGAAAGGGCGTCTTCTAAGAGGGTTTGATAACGCCGCTGCTAAAAATGCTGACTTTGTTATCCCTACCAGTTATTACAAAGACCTTAGTGCAAGAACATTTAGAGAGGTTGAGAAGGCCGGAGGGAATTGGAACAGCTTAAATGCCAAAATAAAAAACGAAGTCATTGAAGAAATGGGCGCAGGCATTGTCAAAAACACAGTCCCTAACTATTCAAAAGTGCCTCCAATTATCCAGTCGTTACGACGAACACCGTTTGGTAACTTCATCGCTTTCCCGGCTGAAACAATTAGAACCTCAGTTGCATCCACATCAAGAGCGATTGATGAGATTGCCAGTGGTGTCCCTGAGTTAGCTGAAATTGGTATGCGTAGACTGATGGGTAATATGGCCGTGATGTACGGCATTCCTAAAGCGACCTACGAGTTTGGTAAATACATGACGGGTGCTGATGACGAGCAAGTCCAAGCCTATAAGAGAAGTTTTGCAGCGCCTTGGGAAAAGAACGCCGACCTCATTCCAATGAGAACCGATAAAGATGGCAACATAGTAGAGTTCTTTAACTACACTTATACCAACCCGTATGAATATTTAAGATCGCCGATATCGGCTGTTTTTAATGCGGTGCAAAATGGCGAGAAGAGAGGCGATAACCTGCGTGAAATATTAAAACAAGGCATGTTGGGAAGCCAAGACAATCCTGGTATGCTTTTAGAATACCTAACACCTTTTATTGGCCCTTCAATTGCAACAAACATTGCCTCTGATCTTGCTAGCAATGTAACTTATAATTCTGGATCTGCTAAAAAAATATGGAAAGAGACAGACAGCCTTGTGTTGTCTACTGGAAAAGGTTTGGCTCATATTTTAAACACTGCTGCGCCCCCCGTATTGCCAGTCAAGTGGAAACCAGGACAACCTGGAGACATGGGACCTTTGTTTTGGAAAGACCTACCTAGATCAACACTTAACTCACTCGGTCTTTCAAACAGGCCATTGAACTCAAACAACATTAGGCCAAATACTTACGGACAAATAGCTGAGTCTTTTACAGGATTGAAAACAATCAAGCCCACCATTGAAAGAACCCTAGGCTTTAGAGCAAGCGATGCTAAAGAACAAATGCGAGAAGCGGTGACTTATTACTCGGCAGCAGTTAGTAACCCCAATATATTAAACCCAGAAGAACACGTTAGAGCTTTGATGCAAACCAATGAAGCTCAGTTTGAAGCCATTAAAGACTTATCAATGGCGGTAGAAGATGCTAAAGCACTGGGTGCTAGTGAGAATGAAATCTATAAAGTGCTCAAAGAGAAGAAGATCTCCAACCCAGAGATGATCATGAACCGAACGTTTATTCCTTATTATCCTTCCGCTTACCAAATTGAAAGAGAGCTACAAAAAGAAGGAGCAAGGTTCCCAGAAGAAGAATTAAGAGAGTCTTTCCTTAGTGAGATTAAACCTACTTTGCCAGGAATTAGTGGCCCTAGGTTTACACCACCAGTGACACCAGGCAGAAGATTAACGGTTCAACAAAAAGCTAAAAGAGATCCAGAAGGATCGGCTGCGGTGCTGTTACGCCAGAAAGAACTTGAGAAACTATTGGGCATTCGATAGTGCGAAAACGCAGAAGCAAGTACGGCGCAATCCGTGTTGAATACGATGGCCATAAATTTGACAGCAAGATGGAAGCTGCCAGATACAAACAACTCAAACTCATGGAGAAGGCTGGGCAGTTGACCAACCTAGAGCTGCAACCGAAGTTCCCTTGTGAAGTCAACGGCAAGAAAATATGCACTTACATCTCAGACTTTCGCTACCTATTAAAGAACGGCAAGGAAGTGGTGGAAGATGTGAAGGGTGTGGAAACGGCTGTGTTTAAACTGAAGAAGAAACTGGTCGAAGCCCTGTACCCAGACGTTAAGATTGAGATTGTGAAGAATCCTCGGTTCTTTGTGGTCTTGGATTAACCTCGACGGCCTCCTCTCTAGAGATCAACATATCCAGATAGAACCTGGCTTTCTTATAATCCTCAAGCGCTTTGTTCTTATGCGGGGCACGCCATATGTATTTAAACACTTGACCTTTTAGATAGCCGATAAACTCAGAATCACTCAGAGCCGATGCAATGGCATCGAGTGCTTCTATGTTCCCCTGGGTGTAGTGGGGCGGGTGGTTTACGATATCGTCTTTCATAATAAAAACAGAAGCGCCCCTTGAGTTACCTTAAATGCAAAAGGCGCTTCCTAAAACCACTGGAATCATTATAACCAGCGGTTTATTTTCTAGTTAGTTCCTCCAACCTAGTATTCACTCCAAACTCATCACGAAATCGCATCAGCTTTTTAACAACCTCTGGATCGTAATTGACTTTGGATAGTTCTTTCATTTCATGGCTAGTATAACTGGTTCTACCCACTTGGTCTTTGGGCGCATTGGTGAAAGAGTTAGGCCCTTTCATATAAGTAATGCTGTCATCGCCTTGACTCTCAATGGGAAGATTAACCAATGAGCTTAACCAAATGTGTTGCTCACAGCCGGCTCTTTGTTTTGCTTCATCAATGGGTTTATTAAACTTGTTGCAACGCCAACCACCATCGCCCTCAAGAATAGGTTCGCTGTGCTTACAGTTTCTGCAATTCACATTGTCTGGCAATTGCTCCAGGTTATACACCGCTTGTTCTTTTGCCGACATAAACTTCTTAATTCTGTAATCGGTGGAAGAATAAGGAGATTCGGGCGGAGTCCTGGCGAGGATAATCTGACGCGCTTTTTGTTTCATCTCGTCTAGAACCCCCTCTCTGATGTCGATAATCTCAGTATAAAGCCCTGAGTCGTTTTTGTTATACACCACAACAAGAGTCCGACTTAAGTTCAGTGCGGCCATGTAACATTGAATTTGTATGGCGTAATTAGAAGACCATTGTTCGTAGCTCTCTCCTTGTTGCAGCTCGTTGAATCGATTGTTGTTGGCAGACTTAACCTCCAAGAGCATCACCTCTTCTGGGTTCTTTGGGTCTACATTCTTAACCACTCCATCTGTGGAGCCAGCAAAATGTCCTGCTAAAAAAGAACAGCGATATTGTTTGCCGTCTTTATCCAAAGCTGAAACCTTGATGTTCTCCATTTGCTTTAGACGATCCACAACCTGGTCTTCAATTCTATTGCCCAGATCAAACAAACGCAGAATTCTGCCATTTTCAAATAAAGGAAAGGACCACCTAAAGTTAAGCCAAACCTTCCTGGGGTTATCGCCAACACCACTCATGCCTAAATGCATACGGTATTTTTGTTGGCCTATCTCTAGATTATTAAATTCTTCTATTATATTCATAGTTTTATTCTCCTTTCTCCTGCATACATTGCTGTAATGTTTTCATACTTTCCCTCTTTCTTAGTAAGAATGCCATCAATGTGATCGAAAGCACCCCTAGTATTAATTAAATTAACCGCCTCATCAACCGTACTGGGTGAGAACATGTCCATCGTGATTCGTTTCCATTTTGTTTTTGCAAACTGTGCTGCCTTTGGATGCTCTAGCATCAATGGTAAATGGTATTGACTAAACAGATCTTCGCATTGAAACACCACCTTGCAATAGAAGTTGCCCTGTTTGGATGTCATGGGGTGAGCTGAAACCTTGGTGACATTAAAGATGTTTTCCTTTTTGGTTTTCTTTTCATCAGACAACACATAACCCTCACTAGAAGAGCCACTCTTGGCTAGGCCTGGAGCTTTTCTCTCAGGCTGAAAGTAAAACGATTGTGTCTTGGGAAAGGGTTCGCCACATTCACGGCACTCTTTAAACGACTTAGGACTCACTCCAAAACAAATCTCACATATCTTAACCCTAGCTTGAGCGCCCTCATCTTCGGGTATGGCTTCATCCAGGCAACCGTGTCGTTGCATATTCTCGCCATAGTCGAGCATCAAACAATTCTCTTTACCGGGATACTGACGCATGCCACGACCACACATCTGAACATAGAGTCCCAAACTCTGTGTCGGTCTGAGTAGAGCGAGACAATCCGTACGAGGCGCGTCCCATCCTTCTGTTAACACGCCTACATTACACAACGCATTGATGTTTCCCTCTTCAAAGTCTAATAAAATTTGTTCTCTCTCTTTGGTTGGTGTTGTGCCAGTAACCACATCTGCTTTAATGCCGTGTTCCTTCAAGAACAAACACATTTTCTCAGCATGAAGCACCGACACACAAAAGAAAACCGTAGCGGTTCTACCCTTTAGGTAGGCTTTGTCCATCCAGTCGTTAAAAATATCAAGCATCAAAGGTTCGCTTAGAGCTATTTTTTCTAACTCTCCTTCACGATAATCTCCCCCTTTAAATTTTCTCTTGACGCCACTGGCATCAATCACAGCTTTTTGGTCTACAGCAAAAGCTGAAAGACGCGAGAGGTATCCATCTTGAACGAGCTGTGGGATCGAGATTTGATAGGCTACCTCTCTAAAAAAATGGTCGAGTTTGTCACCATAGATATACCCTTGTCCCATGCGATAAGGTGTAGCCGTCACACCCATGATGTGACAGGGTTTTTTCTCAGTCATGGCAGCTAATATCTTTCTATAGCGTGTGGTTGCACCAGGCGCCACATGATGCGCCTCATCAATAATAATGTAGTCAACCCCTGGAATCGCATCCAGTCGCTTTTTAGACGCTAGGGTGTCCCTGGATGCGATCAGTATTGGAGCGTCGGTGTCGTAGCTTTTTAATGAGGCGGCTAAAACACCGACTTGTGCTTCTGGCCATACTTTTAATAACTTGTC